CGATGTTGCTCCAGCGTGCTGAATAGACGCGCGGTTTACGACGGTGTCCGCTTGAAAAGAGATGTCTATAGCCGAGTAGCCGATCTGGGTACCGTCATCATGGAACTCGGCGACAGGGACTCCAAGCGTCTGTCCGATGCGCTTCTGGAAGGTGATAGTGCCTTCTCGATCTACAAAGATTCGACCCTGCTCGGCTTCATTGATCTTGTTGGCGTACCCTGCGACCGAGGTACCGTTGGCGACCGTGTAAGCAGCTGCACCGCCAAGGGTCGCCACGCCTGTCTCAATGCTCCGTGTGCCTGTGTAAGCGACTTCTGGTCGATCTAGCAGGTCATCAAAACGCTCGCTTGAGAGCTGTTCTGTGACATTCCATTCGGCAAGAAAGGTCTGTCCTAGCTGATAAGAAAAGTCCGCACAATTAACGGTCACTGTGTCCAATCCGCCGAGCGTAAAGGTGTAGTCGTAATTTAATATGTAGCCGACCCACAAAAGTTCTTTGACATTAGTAGAGCTGTACCGAGAAAAACGAACTTCTCGAAGCGGTGCGAGTCCAGGCTGATTATTTGCTGGGTCGTAATACGGAGAAGTTGTATCAAAAGGGTTAAACACTCCGTCGGCGTAAGTGTCGTTCAGTGTGAAGTTCATCGTGCCATAAGCAAACTGGTCGCCAGTGTTAGCGCGTCCACGCTTGGCTGTAAGTGAGATTGCGCCGTCTAGGACGCTTGCGAACTGGGATGTCCCGTCAAGCACATATTCGGTATTGTCTAATTCGCCTTTGAGATCATCGTCAAGAGTAAAAGCGTTCCAGTCGTACCCTGTGTCAATCTCGAGATCGTAGTTACCTGACCCGAGTACCGCTACGCCAGCCATTAGGCGACCGCTATGTTCGCAGGGCCATTCTGCCTATTAAACGCTCTGATTGCGTTCACGACAGCTGTGCCGATCTCCGCGCTCGAGCCAAGACCGCCTGTGATGTTGATCGTGTAGTTACCCATTCCACCACCGCGTCCAGATAATGGGATGACCGCTTCAGGGCCACGCTCGCCGATCATTGCAAGCGTTGGCCCTGTCACGATTCCACCGTCCGCGAGCATAGGAATATTCGGAACGGAGAAGCCTTTGCCACCTAAGCCCGGCACCCAGTCAGGGATGTCAAAAGACAATTTGCCGATCGTGTTATTCCAAAGTTTTGCAATGCCGTTAAATAGATTTTTGTAGATGTTAAATACGCCTGTGAAGTAAGTTGTGAGTCCGTCAAAGACTGCTTTACCGCCTTTAAGCATTGCTTGAAAGACTGTGTCTACAATCTTGCGGACGGTCTCGAACTTGAAGTAGAGCGCGGTCAGAATTGCTATAAACGCCACGATTGCCAAGATGACAAGTGTGACAGGGTTTGCCAGTAGTAGCGCGTTAAACACTGCGACAACGCCGTTCACGATCATTTGTGCGGCTGCATAAACTTTCATAGCGGCATTAAGAGCCAAGATCGTGACTGCGATTCCGCCGATCGCGCCTGCGACAATGAGGAAGACCTTGGTGTTCTCTTGTGCCCACGCGCCAAAAGCGATCAGGTAGGGAAGGAGCGCTTCGACTACTGGGATCAGTGCAGCACCAATTGATTCTTTGGTCTCTGCCAATGCGATCCCGAGACGCTTCATTCCACCTTCGGCAGTGGCGGCAGCTGCGGCAGAAGCACCACCAAAGTTCCCACCGAGGACATCCATTACATCTGACAAAGATGCACCGTCTTTGATCATTGCTTTGATCTCTGGACTTAGTGCTGCAAGTCCTTTCATGTTTCCGCCGTAAGCCTTCGCAAGAGCATCGGAGACGGTCGCAAGGTCTTTGCCTGATCCTGCGGAGATGTCTTGTGCAAGTGCTAGGGCTTTGTTGGCTTCCTCGATGTCTTTAGTTCCGCGTACAAGTGACGCCAGTGCCGGGCGAAGTTCAGAATCCGCTACGCCTGACGCAAGACTCATCTTTGAGATCATTTCTTCGGATGCTTTGACTTGTGCGTCAGTAGCGCCAGTGACATTTTCAAGCGCAAGCGCTAGTTGTACCTGTTCGGCTTGGTCTTCCATTGCCGCCTTAGTAGCACCTACAAGGGCAAGCCCTAATCCTGCGACCGCTGCGGCTGCTGGGACTGCAGCCTTCTTAATTGCAAACTGTGCTTTAGCAGAAGCGCCCTCAAGTTTCTGAAACTCTTTAATCGCCTTTTGTGTGCCCTTGGCATCAAACTCGGAAATAATTGGAAGGATGACGCCCATTACTGCACCGCTAGATTCTGCGACAATTTATCAGACACTTTTTTCACAATAATTTCCATCTCTTTATCAATCTCGGTCTTGTTCTTTTCGTAGGCAGGCCACATAACGCGCGAAGGTGATCCGTACTTGCTTGAGAGTGCTGCACCAAGGGTTCCCGAGTCAGCCCAATCAAAGACCTGTGCAGCTCCGCCAGTCCATTTAACAATGAAGGTTGAAAGGTTTACCTTTTGCCCTGCGTATTCTTTAATGTTTTTGGTGTTAATTGAAGCTTTAATTTGGTGCGTATCAGGCCAAGGCAAGATCTGATAAGAGCCCTTAGTAGGTGTCCATGCTCGACCCATACCGCGCATTTGCGTTACGCCGATACCCATAGGGATCGCCGATTCAGCGTCTTGAATGAGAGACATTGTTACGCGTTTGTAATCTTTAGTAATCTCGCGACGAAGCACTTTGTCTATTTTGTTGAGCTCTTTTAGCGCGCTCTTGAGCCCGTAGATCTCTACCTTTGTCTCCACGGTTCCGCTCATGTCACCTCTTCTTATTCTGTTTTTCTAGCACTGCGACAATAGTAGTGAGATCTCGCGTGTCGAAGGTGTCAGCGTAGAAAGTGGGAGCCCACCCTGTCGCGACTACAAGTTCGGCGAGTTGTCGCCTGTAGCCGCGTCCGTAGGGTTTACATCAGTTGAGTCCTCTACGCCGATCTCGACATCTGGGTTCGCTTTCAGCCATTCGCGCCAAGTTGGTGGAAGAGTTTCGCCTTTGACGCCGAGCATGATGTACGCCCAGCAAGCCATGTCTGATGCACCAATACCGCGACCGTCAGAGACTCGACGATTCTCTAAGCGTTCCCATTCTGCAATAGCAAACAGGTTCGTAATAAGTGTTTCTTTTTTGTCTCCGCGTGTAAGCGTCAGTTTGATCTTCACTATGTTTCCTTTCGTCGGGCCAAGGAAGGCCGAAGATTATGGGTTAGTTGTATCAGCCGAGTAGACGCCGCCCATCAGCGTTATATCGATCGATTGCAGCTCACCGAGCGAAGCCGAGATCACTGGAAGCGTCTCGAGATAACAGTTGGTGAGTGTGAAGCCCGGGTTAGTTGCCGAGTCCACTGCCGAAGTTGGTTTGACAATGACAGTTGTCTTGGTGCCGACGAGTGGAGCAAGAGTTGCATAAGTGGCGCTTGCTTCGTAGCTCAAAAACAGGGTCAGGGTACATTCATTATCCTCAAGACCAGCCGTGAAAGTGTTTGAAGTATTTCCGAAGACCGTGTCATTCAGGGCCGTGACAGTGCGATTTAAGGTGGCGCTTGTGCACCAGCCTGTCAGCGCGGTTCCGCCGAGAGTGACGACTGGATTTGAGAGGATTGTGGAAGTTGCCATGATGAGTTACTCCTTGGAAGTGTTGGTTTTAGTTTGACACATAATGAGACCGAGAGTGTGGATTAGGCAGTCTGCACGACAGTCGAGACCGACAGCTCATAAGCAGGAAGCGTCGAGCCACCGATGTCTAGGTTGGTTGGGCGTCCAGATACCACGCCAATATTGAGTGCGTAGATTTGGGCAAGGATATTGAGCAGACTCTTTTGGGCGTCAAGGTTGCCCGGGCCTAGCGTGATGATCTGCAGAGTGAAGTTAAGTTTTGCGACATTGTAGTTATAGCCGTCTATTGAGTCGATATTGACGAAGACGCTTGGCGGCGTGATATTGCGTGGATCGTTATTGACTTGTAGCCCTACGACCGTTGAGAGCTTCGCTACAAGATCGTCGTAGCCTTCGTTAAATAGATCTGTGTAGTTAGGTACAGCCATTAGGCGACCTGCGGACGATCAATTCCCAAGAGCTGGCGGATCATTCCGTTTAGACCCATAACAGGGGTTACTCCCATGTTTTGGAATGAAGCGTATTGATCCACTGATCCGCGTTGGCGGTACAGCGCGCCACCGTACATCTGAGTTCCTAGGAAGACATCTTGCGAAGGGACGGTCGTAAGCGAGTCCACATAGCCTGCTTCCATTCGGCGTCTCCAGCAGAATTGTGAAGCTGCACTGGCGCACACTGTTAGGAACGCGGCGTCGGCTGCGGTCGCTGTGCCAATGCCTAACCAATCCTCGATGTTTGCTGCCGTGACCCAAGTGCAAGTCTGCGTGATAGTTAGCGTGCCAGTAGCAGCGGTGCGCGTAACATCACTAGCGGTCTTTGCGACAAGCACTTGGTTAGCGATCGGAATGTTTACATCGTAAAGAAGATCGCCTTCTGTATCTATGCCGACATAAAGATATTGAGGTAATGCGCGGACTGTGTAAGTTCCGTTAAAAGTCGCATCTACCCCGGCAAGGACGACACTTGCGCCGAGTTCAATTTCTGCATCGGTGAGAAGTTGAACTACGGCGTAGTTGTCTATGAGGTATTTCTGCGTAATGCTGTAAACAGCCATGAGCGGTAGCCCCGCTCTCGACTAAGCCTGTGTGATTTTGCGGATCATTCCACCGATTGCAGCGAAGGTTGAGACATAGCCGTGGAAGCTCATGGTCTTGCCCAAAGTTGCAGGTGTGTCCACGCTAAGAAGGCCTTGAATGCTTTCGTAGAATTCGTAAGCATCGCCTTGGCCCTGACCGACTCGGGTGATGATCATTGTCTTCGCAGCGAAGTTGCTGTCCACTACGAGTTGGAGACCGAGTGGCGTGCCGTTCCATGATGTTGCGCTTCCACCGCCGAGTGCGTTCTGGCCTGTAAGACCTGCACCGATAAATGGGAAGATTGGTCGGTTGGTTGTGTCTACGAGCTGACCGAGTTGTGACCAAACATCTACGGAGACGAACATGTGTGTCGGCATCCAGTTACGGTTTGCCGATACATCATTCGCTGCGTCGTAAACACTCTTGAGCAAGTCTGCGACTGTTCCGTCCCAAACGCCCGACGAGTTTGCTGCAGTGAGCAAGTCGTCCGCTGCTTTGTTGTCCGAAGCGATCATGTATTCGCCCATCAAGTCATTCAAGATCAATGACATCGCTTCAGGCGAGGTGAACGAAATGTCTTGTGAGGACAAACTTACTTGCCCAGCCAAAGTTGTCTTGCTAATTGAGTTTGCCGCAATGACCATTGTGGTGGCTGA